GGGATGTTGACGAGGTTATCGACATGGATGCAGCAGCAACCGCTCAGGCTGCTCTGGTGTTCTCTCTAGAGACTACACTGGCAATGCCTGACAAGCTGACAGCCTTGGGTGGACCTGATGCAGTAGTGGCTCTGGCCGCAATGGGATTGACAGTTGCCGCAGTTGCCGAATTAGTATAAATAAAACAAAAGGAGTAATAATATGGCAATACTAATTTGCGAAGTAACCGAAGATCTTCAATATATTACAGAGGCCAAAGAGAATGGCCAGAAGCAATATTTTATTGAAGGTATCTTCATGCAGGGCGACTTAAAAAATCGCAATGGTAGAATTTACCCTGCCACAATTATTGCAAAAGAAGTCAATCGTTATAATGAACAGTTTGTAAGTAAAAATAGAGCATTTGGTGAACTTGGTCATCCAGATGGCCCTACCATTAATCTTGATCGCGTATCACATATGATTACAGAACTACGTCAAGATGGTTCTAATTTTATTGGCAAAGCAAAGGTCATGGATACACCAATGGGTAAGATTGTAAAAAATCTTATTGATGATGGTGCAAGTCTTGGAGTTTCATCGCGTGGTATGGGTTCCGTAAAGCCAAATAGACAAGGTATTATGGAAGTACAAGAAGACTTTATGTTGGCAACTGCTGGTGATATTGTTGCCGATCCTTCTGCTCCAAATGCATTTGTTCGTGGTATTATGGAAGGTACTGAATGGATCTATGATGTTGCATCTGGGTCATGGAGAGCACAAAATATGCTTGATAGAATTCATGAAGAAACAAAAACAATGACTAGAGGACAATTAGAAGAGAATGCTATGCAACTCTTTAATAAGTTCATCAAATCAATTACCGAATAATATGTTTTTATAAATAAGAATGACAATTCATAAAGGAGTAAATCACAATGAAGATTACAGATTCTAAACAGCTAGATGAATTCACTGCTTCAGGTGAGAATTCAATGGCTAATGACGCGATGACACCAGCTGGTGGTTCTAATAAAAAGCGTGCTGCCGATAAAAATACTGGTTCAGATGCTGCTAAAGAAACCTCAACAGCAACACCTGGTCAAGGTGGTTCAACAACTGATCTTGTTGACAGCGTGCCAACTGTAAAAGCTGCTAAGCGTATGGCTGATAAGTCAATGGGTGAATCAGTTGAAGAAATGTTTGCAGGTTCAGACCTTTCAGAAGACTTTAAAGAAAAAGCAACTGTTATTTTTGAAGCAGCAGTGAATGCAAAACTTCAAGAAGAAGTTAATCGTTTGGAAGAAGAATTTACAGCTAAACTTGACGAAGAAGTTGAATTAGTTGTTAATGATCTAACTGAAAAAGTCGACACATATCTTGATTATGTTGTTGAACAGTGGATGGAAGAAAATCAAGTTGCAATCGAACGTGGCATTCGTGCTGAGATTGCAGAATCATTTATTGATGGTCTTCGTGATTTGTTTATTGAACATAGCATTAATCTACCAGAAGAAGAAACAGACATTCTTGCAGATATGGCAGAAGCATTAGAAGAGACTGAAAACAATCTTAACGAAGCAATCAATGAGTCAATTGAACTTCGTCAAGCACTTGAAGGTCTTAAAGCTGAGAAGATCCTTGAAAGTTTTTCAAATGGATTGACTGATACACAAGCAGAAAAATTGCGTGCCTTGGCTGAAGGTGTAGAATTTGCAGACGCAGATGAATTTGGTCATAAAGTTGAAATTATTAAAGAACAATACTTTGGTGGTAAATCAGTACTTCGTGAATCAACTGATGGTATTGACCCAATTGAATTGGATAATGGTTCAACCGTTAAAATTGACCCAGCAATGGCACTTTATGCAGACGCTATTTCTAAAGCAGTTAGAAAATAAGATTATATAAATAATATTGTTATTATATAAAACAACCTCAAAGGAGAATAATCCAAATGTCTATTGAATCATTAAACGAAAAATGGAAAGTTGTGCTAGAGCACGCTGACCTACCAAAAATTGAAAACGCACACAAGCGTGCAGTAACAGCACAACTTCTAGAGAACACTGAAAAGGCTCTTCAAGAAGGTAATGCATGGTCAACAAACACATTGCTTAACGAAGCAGGTCCAAACGTTTCTGCTGACCTAACTGGTTCAGTAAAAGGTTATGATCCAGTACTTATCACTTTGATTCGTCGTTCAATGCCTAACCTAATTGCTTATGATATTGCTGGCGTTCAGCCAATGACTGGCCCAACTGGCTTGATCTTTGCTATGCGTCCACAGTATGCAAACACAACTGCAATGACTGGCGAAGCATTCTTTAACGAAGCAGACACAGACTACTCAGGTGCCGGTACATTTGCTGGTACAACTGGTACTGCAAACACTGCAAACACTGGTACAGGTATGACAACTGCTTCTACTGAAGCAAATACCGCTTTTGCACAAATGGGCTTCTCACTAGAAAAAGTTTCTGTAACTGCAAAAACACGTGCATTGAAAGCAGAATACACAACTGAACTTGCACAAGACTTGAAAGCTATCCACGGTCTTGATGCTGAAACAGAACTTGCAAACATCCTACAGGCTGAGATCCTTGCAGAGATCAACCGTGAAGTTGTTCGCACAGTTTATAACACAGCTGTTCGTGGTGCTAACTCAGGTGTTACAACTGCTGGTGTGTTTGACCTTGATGTTGACTCAAACGGCCGTTGGTCAGTTGAAAAGTTCAAGGGTTTGATGTTCCAAATTGAGCGTGAAGCTAACCAGATTGCTAAGTCTACTCGCCGTGGTCGTGGTAACGTAATCATCTGTTCATCTGATGTTGCTTCTGCACTTCAAATGGCTGGTGTTCTTGACTATACCCCAGCACTTGCAAACAACCTAGGTATCGACGATACAGGTAATACTTTTGCTGGTGTTCTAAACGGTAAGTACAAAGTATATATTGACCCATATGCTGGTGGTAACTATGCTGTTGTTGGTTATAAGGGTGCATCTGCATTCGACGCAGGTCTATTCTATTGCCCATACGTTCCGCTACAAATGGTTCGTGCAGTTGGTGAGTCTGACTTCCAACCAAAAATCGGCTTTAAGACTCGTTACGGTATGGTTTCAAACCCATTTGCTGATGGTACCTCTGCAACTACTCAGGGTGCTCTTACTGCAAACACCAACGAATATTACCGTCGTATTTCGGTTACCAACATTCTTTAATAAGTCCAATAAATTATTGGAACACCTTAGAGGCGCCTTTTTGGCGCCTCTTTTTTTATGTCTATAAATAGATATGTATGACAAACAAAGGTTACTTATATGATACAGAATTTTTTTAACGCTAAGAATTTTGACTTTACAATTAAGCGTCTTCCAAATGTTGAATTCTTTGTTCAAGGTGCTAATATCCCAGGATTAAATATTGATACAACAGTACAAGCAACTCCATTTGCACAAATCAATAGACCTGGCAACAAATTATTATATGATGAGTTAATGATAACAATGGCAATTGATGAAAATCTTATTGGTTATAAAGAAATTTATAATTGGATGTCTGGAATGACATCACCCAATAATTTTGAACAATACCAAGGATTACAAACAGAAGGTGGTGTCTTTTCAGATGGATCACTTATTGTTTTAAATAGTAAAGGTAACGCTACTATTGAGTTTAAATTCTCTGATCTATTCCCAGTTTCAATATCAAGTATTCAGATGGCAACAACAAACAGTACCACAGAATATTTAACAACAACAGTTGGTTTTAAATATACTACATTTGAAATTGTTGACATTTGATCTTTTATAGTGTATAATAGCAATTGGCTGCATATACCATAGGAGAATGACATGAAACTTGAAGATCTATATAATGAATGGGCTAAAGACGGCGCTATTGATATTGCAGACATATCTAGAAACTCTGCAGACATTCCAAAACTTCACAACAAATACTTTAGATGGTATTCTGAAGAAGGTTTAAGACTCAAAAAACTTAAATCTGATTATAAGGTACTCACCAAACTCAAGACTGATTATTATAATGGTACTTTAGATAGTACAGAGTTAAAAGAATATGGTTGGCCACAACAACCGCTTAAGATTCTCCGTGCCGATATTCCAATGTATCTTGAATCTGATAAAGATGTAATTAATATGTCTTTAAAGATTGGACTTCAGGAAGCAGTAGTAGAATATCTAGAATCAATTATCAAACAAATCAACAATCGTAACTTTAT